ATGTTAAAGGCTGCACCTAATCCATTCTTATTGGCAACAACTGGTATCTTAGGTGTATTACAATTGGCTACTATTACTGCTAATAAACCAGTTAAAACATTTGGTAAAGGTGGTTTATTGGATGGTCCATCACATGCTGCTGGTGGTATTGCAACACCATATGGTGAGATGGAAGGTGGTGAAGCTGTAATCAATAAAGCTAGTACCAAAAAGTTCTTACCAATACTTTCAGCAATCAATGAAGCTGGTGGTGGTGTTCCTTTGGTTAACACATCTATGATGGCTAATGGAGGTGTTACCAATGTAAATAATAATAATGTGGATATGAGTAATGTTGAATTGTTGCTACAAGCATACTTCAATAGACCTATTAAAACATATGTTACATCAAGTGACGTTACAACAGCACAAGGTGTTGATAGACGTTTAAATGATAGAACTAGTTTTTAAAAAAATCTACAATCACAACATAATTAATAATTAGATATATGGAAAATAAATTACCAGTGTACAAAATCAAGATTAACCCAGAAGATGCTTCTGGAGTATTCGCAGTAAGTTTAGTAGACGAACCAGCGATTGAAATTGATTTCATTGCATTATCAAAACAGATTGAGATGGAGTTTGCTGCTAACAAAGATAAGCAAATGTTATTCGGTCCAATGTTGATTCCAGATAAACTTATTTATCGCAAAGATGATAATGGTAATGAATTTAATATTGTATTTGATGTTGAAACAATTCAGTTGATAGCTGATAAATTCAATGAAAACAAATTAAATGATTCATTCAACTTCCAACATTCAAATAGAATTGTTGAAGCTGTATTGTTACAAAATTGGATTACTGGTGATGTTGATAAATCACAAGAGATGGGATTTAGTTTACCTAAAGGAACCTGGTTTGGTGGTGTTAAGGTTAAGGATGAACAGTTCTGGATGAATGAAGTAAAATCGGAAAAAGTTAAAGGATTCAGCGTTGAAATTAAATGTGACGTTGAGCTTTTGCAATTAAATAATAACAAAATAAATATAAAACTTATGGAAATTAAAACAAAAGAAGGTGTATCATTACACTACGATGGTGAATTTGCTGAAGGTACTCAATTATTTTTGGATGAAGCTATGACTGAATATGCTCCAGAAGGTGCTCATATGCTTGAAGATGATAGAGTAATTACTTTAGATGCTGAAGGTAGAATACTTTCAATCGCTGAAGAAACACCAGAACTACCTAATGAAGAAGAAATTGTTGATGAAGAATTAGCAACTGAAGAAGTAACTGAAGAAGTAACTGAAGAAAAATTAGCTTTGGTACCAGAAGAGGTTATGGCTATCGTTCAACCAGTATTCGAAGCTATGTCAAATCAAATGGCTGAATTGGTTAATAAGATTGGTGAATTAGAAGCTAAACTTAATGAACTAGAAGGTAACGCTACAAGTATGGAAGCATTAAAAGCTGAAGTAACAGAAAAGCTTTCAACTATCGCTGGTGTTGAATCAATCACTAAAAAAGTTAACGATGTTAAAACTAAAAAAGAAGAGGTTTTACTATCTAAAGTTAACAGTTTTAGAAACCTATTAAAATAAAAAATCTACGATTATCTAAAAAATAATAATTAGATGTATAATAACAAATAAAATAAATTAAAAAAAGTTTAAACATGAAAAATTTTAAATTATCATTTACTGACAATACAACCTTTTACGGAAAAGATTTAGAAGGGTTCTATGCTAACGCATTATTAAAAGGTACTAGTAAAGAATCATTCAAATTAATCCCAGATGTTAAGTCAACTGCTAAAATTGGTAAATTGAACTTAGGTTCTATCTTACAAGATGCTGATTGTCAATTCAACGGTACTGGTGAAGGTACATTATCACAAAAAACTGTAACTGCTCATGATGTAAAAATCAACTTAGAGTATTGCCAAAGAACATTCGAAAGAAACTACTTATCTCAAATGATGAGAGCTGGTTCTAATTCTGATGCTTCTGTTATGCCAGCTTCTGTTGAAGAATTCTTATTGGCTGAAGTAGCATTAAAAGTTGCTAACGATTTAGAGTATATCTCTTGGCAAGGTTCTGGTGCAACAGTTGCTGCTAACTTTGTATCTGAAACTGGTTTACAAGCTAAATTACTTGCTGATGGTGAAGTTATTGACGTAACTGCTACAACTTTAACTTCTGCTAACATTTTAGCTCAATTAAATAGAGTATACGATGCTATCCCAGCTACAATCAAAGATTCTGCTGACTTAGCTATCTACATGAATGCTAAAACTGCTGGTATTTACAAACAAGCTTTAGCTTCTGCTTACACTGGTTTCTACAGTGAAGAACAAAAATTAACTTTCTTAGGTGTTAAAATCATCGTTGGTGCTTTAGGTGACAACAAAATGGTTGCTGCTGAATCAACTAACTTATTATTGTTAACTGACTTGGTATCTGACTTCAATGACGTTCTTGTACTTCCACAAAGAAGTGTAACTGGTTCTCCAGTAGTAAGAATGGTTGCTGACTTCAAATTCGGTGTTGATTTTGTATACGGTGCTGAAATCGTTTATTACAACTAATAAATAAAACAAAACTTCATAATGGGCCTACGGGCCCACTTATGATAAACTTATAATAACAAAAAAATAAAAAATATAAAATATTATGGCAATTTGTAACGCATTAAACGCTGGAATTTCTAAGTCATGTGATAATAACGCTGGGGGTATAACTAATTTTTATATCGCTGACTGGTCTGCTGTTTCAGCATACACAGAATCTAGTTCAAATATTACAGCAATCACTATGAGTGGTTCTGCTAAATTCTATTCATTCGAATTCAATAGAGGTACATCAAACTACAGTGAAACAGTTAATATCGATTTAGCTAATGGTACTACTTTCTTTACTCAAACAGCAGTATTGGTATTATCTAGACGTGAAAAAACTAAAGCTGAAGCTATCAAGAAATTGACTGCTGGACAAAAAGAATTATTCGTTATCGTGAAAGATTCTAACGGTCTATACTGGGCATTTGGTAAAGATGATGGTATGGTTGTAAGTGCAATCGAAGGTGGTTCTGGTACAGCTAAAGCTGACGCTAACAACTACACAATCACATTTACTGCTGAAGAAGCTAATAACGCTCCAGAAGTAACTAGTTCAATCATCGCAGCTCTTTTAGCTTAATAACTAAAATACATTAAAAATAATAAACCCTTGGCTGATGCTAGGGGTTTTTTATTTATAAACGTTTTTTAACCTAAAACTATTTTAAAATAAAAAGTATGATAATAATAAATAAAAATAGTATTAATACAGTAGCGTTAACTCTGCTAGAAAAATCAGAGTTCCCTAATCAATATACTTATAATTTATTCCTATTTGAAAATGCTGAAACTGGTGAAGAAAAAGTATTCACTGGAGTTAAATATACTTCAAATAACCAACGCTATGAAAAATTCTATATTACTGAATCTGGAACAACTGAAAACTTATTAGATGGTTTAATTAACATTACTGGTAATACAGCACAATGGAATTACAAGGTATATGAATCACTAGCAAGTTTTGATGCTAATAATTTAGCTGTTTCAGCAACTACTGGAAATATAATTGAACAAGGAAGGGTACTAGTAAAAGGTATTCAAAATAATAATAACACAATAAATGACGTATACTTATAATGAAAATATTCGGACTAAATATAACTAAAAACGCACCAATCCAAAATGAAGTATCACTACCAAGTAATTCTGGTAATGATTCAGTAATGGGATTTGGTATGCAAACTTCATTACCAATGGTAATTGAAAATCATTCAAAAGATTATGTACAATATGTTACAGATGAAGGTGAATTCTATCCAAGCTATTTAGAGAAGCTATATAATAACTCACCAACTCATCAAGCTTGTATTGATACCAAATCTCTTCTTGTTGCTGGTGATGGTTACACAGTTGATGATACTATGTTAACTGATGCTCAAAAATTAGATTTAGCTAAGATGTTAAACTTTATCGATGGTAAACATGATGTACAAGAATTCAAAAAAATAATATCTAAAGATGAAGAAATCTATGGTGCCATTGCATTAGAAATTATCTGGTCATTGGATTTCTCAAAGATTGTTAAGATTAATCGTATCAGTCCAAAGCATATCCAATCTGGTAAATTTATTGATGGTGGTGTTAGTGAATACTTTTATTCACGTAACTGGAGTGACCGTAAACAAGAGATTACATCAATCGCAGCGTTTGATATCAATGATAAAGAAAACTACCGTCAATTGCTTTATATTGGCCAATCAATGGTATCTAATGAATACTACTATGAACCATCTTATTTGTCTGGTGCTAACTGGGCATATTTGGAAGCACAAACTGGTTTATTTTATAAATCTCTAATGGAGAATGGATTCAATCCAAGTGTGATTGTAAGGTTCTTTAGAAAACCAGCTAGTTTCGAAGAAAGAGATGAAATAGTAAATGGTTTAAAGAAATCATTTGGTGGTGTTAAAAACTCTGGTAAAGCTATTGTAATGTTCTCTGATGGTAAAGAATTGGCACCAGAAGTAACACCAATAGATGTATCATCAATCGATAAACAATTTACTGTTATCGCATCTCAAATAACTGAAAAGATACTTACATCACATAGAGTAACAACTGGTGAGTTATTTGGTATCAATGTACCTGGTAAATTAGGTACTGGTGATTTTGCTACACAAGTTGAAGCATTCCAAAAATTTGTTATCCAACCATCAACAAACTTTATAGATAGCATTATCAATAAAATATTCAAATTAAATGGATTAGATGTTAATTTTACAACTACTCCAATTGAACTTGAATCAATAACTAATCAAAATAAAACTATATAATATGGCATTTCAATCATTCGTAAGTGAAGCTTATTTAAAAACATCAACACCAGTATTGGCTAATGTTGATGTATCTGAAGTTGTACCATTCTTGGAAGAAGTTGAATTAATCAACATCCGTGAAATCATTGGTAAACCATTATATGATGATGTTAAAGCAAAATTCATTGCTCAAACATTATCAGCAGATGAAATAACATTGGTTACATACATCAAGAAAGCTTTATCATTTAGAGCAGTTGGTGCTGCGTTGCCATTTTTGATGATTAAAATCACAGCAAAGGGTCCACAAACACTTAAAGGTGAATTCTCTGACCCAACAGATTTAACATCTATGAAATACATTAGAACTGAAATAGATAAATACTCTGAATACCATGAAGAAAGATTGGTTGAGTATCTATGTAAGAACTCTAATAAGTTTCCATTGTATGCAACATCTGATAATGAAAGTGGTATCATATCAACAACAGATTCAAGATATGACTCAGATATCTTTTTAGGTGATTACTCATTAAGAACAAATAAATATCTATACGGTCCAAACCAGAACCAATAATAATGTTTTATATAAAATAAAGAAAATGATAAATAAAATATTACTTATGTTAGCTTCGGCCATTACACTATTACTACCAATCAAAGGATTGCTTATATTAACGTTTATAATGCTTCTAATTGATACAATCTATGCAATATATTGTTCAGTTAAAAAGAAGGGTTTAAAAAGCTTTAAAAGTGCCTTGTTACGCAAAGGAGTATCTGCAAAGGTATTCTTATACATGGGAAGCATTATTATTATGTATTCAATCGATACTATGATATTTGGTGGTATGATATTTGGAATTAAGATGCTATTGGCAAAATCAATCGCTATGGTATGGGTGTTCGTTGAATGCAAATCTATAGATGAGAATAGCCAATCAATGGGTAATAGACCATTTATTCAAATTGGTAGACAAGCATTAGGTTTCTTTAAAGCAATCAAAAAAGAAGCTGAAGAAGCTGGATTAAAAGATAAATAATAATGGAACGAGTTGAATTAACCCTACAAGAAATTTGGGCTGCTATGAAGAAACAAATCTTCAAGAGCAAAAAGGTATATTCAAGGAAATCCAAACATAAAAAATAGTTTTAAAATGAGCAACGTAAAATCATATACAGATGAACAATTGCTTGAAAGAGTTAAGCAATTAAAATCATTCAAACACATACCAACAGAATACTGGTTATTGGGTGTTAGAAGCTCTGAGGATGCACCAAACAAGTATGATGATAAGATATATCTATTTGTTGGTGAAAGGTTCTTAAAAGTAGTCAATGCTACAACAAATCCTGGTACTCCAATACTTGAAGGTGGTTATTTGAAATACAACAAAGTTGGTGCTGCATTGGTAGCTGCTAACGAATGGTATTATGGTGTATGGACATATGGTTTACATAATGGTAAGATGCCAGCTCTTAGACAAGTTGGACCATTCAAAGTATTTAGAGATGGTGATAAAGATAAAAAGAGTGAAGAAATAGGTACACCAATAGTTGGTAGTAACTATGGTATTAACTTTCATACATGTAATTATGATTTAGATTCTAAATTCATTGGTGAAAATATTGGAGGCTGGTCAGCTGGATGCCAAGTGGTGAACAACGTTGAACAATACGCAATGATAATCAATATGGTTAAAAAGCAACCTAGGATAACATATTGTTTATTGGATGAGTTCTAATGGAGGATTGGAATGATGATGATTGGTATGGTGATTCACCACTCTAAATCATAGAAATAGTTTTATATAATAACACATAAAATATAATAAAAAAATAAAACTATGGAAATACAAAACGGTAATAAACTAATAATAAATACTTTAAGTGCTACTACTTATGAGAATTTACCAGGTGCACAAGTTGAAATTGAAGTAACTACAATAGTTCAAAAAACACCTAAACAAATCATTACAGTAATAACTAGACCACTACCAACTCCAGATGCACCACCAGTAATATACACTCAAAAAACACAAGTTGTAGTACCACCACCTATTGAAGTGATAAAGTATGTTAATGCGATTGACCCAGAAGAGATGGTTAAGCGTTTATGTAATGTACATGATTGGAGATATAGTGGTGAGAAGAATGGATGGGGATGTAGGAAGTGTGTGTTAACATATTATGAAACACATCCCAATGCATCTAAAGGTGATTTCATGGCATCTAAAACTGGATGTAATCCAAAGAATGGATTTAGACCAGTGCCACCACCAGAACCTAAACCAGCACCATATAGTGGACTTGGTATGCAAGTATATTTAAGATAATAAATAAGGGTCGATTGACCCTTTTTTTATTTAATCTTTTGTTATTAATCTTTGATAGAACATTTCTCTAATCTTATTATTCTTATTTATGAAGAAGTTTATTGAATCATCATAGTTAGTTTTAGCTAGGTTACAAAATATCTTTGATGTATCTTCAATGTATGTTTGAATTGCATCTCTTATATTTGCAGCAGCTTCATATTCTTCTAACTTGAGTAGTTTCATTATTTCAAAGTTTAGTTCAAATAAAACGTCAGAAACTTCTTCATCTAATAAATCAAAAAGAAGTTCCAAATCAATCTCTTCTCTTTCTATCTTGGTTTTCTTTTTTCTTGCCATGTTGAATAGTTTTATTAAAATATAAAATAAAGTTTCTTGTTTCAATTGAAGTAGTTATTTATGGACATACTCATATGAGTATCTCTATATAATCTTTAATTTATTTGAATGGTTCTTTCTTTCGTTG